ACAGAGAATCTCTCAAAATACTTTCTGGGGAGTTTGTAGATTGATTGCCAAGTAGTAATAATGACTTGAGAGTTTGTCTCTCTTTCTTTACCAGCGTATATCTTGTGGCAAAATGAACCTACGTCCCAGCCATAGTCTGCAAAATCTTTATACATCTGCTCTACTAGGGAAGTCGTCGGAACAACTATCAGAGTACTTTCTCCTTTCTCTACGAAATATCGAACAATCGAATAGATCATCAGAGATTTTCCCGAAGCAGTTGGGGATATCAACAACTTTCTATTATGTCTTAGAGCGTCGTATACTCCCTCTATTTGATAATCTCTAGGTTTATACTTAGAGATTGCATTCATATAATCCTTAACACCTTCTTTTGAAATCATTTCATTGACTTCAAAAGGTAAACCAAAATACTTATTATCTACAAATCCATAAGTATAACCATGATCTTTACAAAACTGAACTACTTTATCCAGTAGTCCAGCATATATTTCTTGTTTTTGAATATTAAATAAACGTATCTTACCATCCCAGAATCTTTTCTTATATGCTGGAGAAAACTTTGCACCAGGAACCTCAAAGGTAAACTGATCTGCTAGTTCATAATAAACGTGAGGTTCTGATTTTATTTGAAGAAAGACTTCATTCTTCTTGAATATTTCCAAGTGAGACATAACATAATCTTCATTTGGAAATATTTATCATCCAAATCCTGACTGGAATTTATGCCATTCTATTGCATTTTTAATCTGATATGTGCGATTTGATATTGTTCTAATAATTTCTTCTAGAAATTTTAACGTAGCATCATAGTATCTTATCTTCAAATCTACCTTAGTTAATTTCTCATCAGCTTCCATATATCTTTGTATGGCATCTTTTTCTCTTACCTTATATCCAAAAGGTTCTTCCACATATACTTCTGCTGGTGCTTTTCCAGTATAATAATTATGCCTTTCTAATCTAACTTTATTATATTGTTCTCTTGCTTTTTCACGCAATAAAGTAATTGTATTATAAACTGTATAATACTTTGAGTGTAATTGAGGTATTTTTAATGATTCATCATGTAGATTATCAGGATCAATGACGGAATCTTTCTGCCACATATCCTGAATTTGTTCAAGATTCATAAAGGATCGCCCTTAGTATCAACTATATTATACACAGTATACTTGAAAGCTACGTCTGCTGTAAAGTACTCTATGTCACTATTTGTAGCATCAAAATCCAAAGATGTCAAGGCAACAGGAAAAAGATCACTAAATTTAACTCTTGCAGTAGTTCTATAATTACTATTTAAAATTGAAAGACTACCATCACTCCATTGTTCTTTTGGATCGGTAAGACCTTCCTCATCTAATAATTGTTTTTTATATTGATCAGGAGTTTCTGGAAAACCTAGACCAGTCAACCAATTATGAATTGACATATAATTTTCTAAATTCTCATCAACAAGAAATCTAATATTGAGATCACCATATGTGAGTTTCTCACCAGGTACATCAATATCCTTTAAATACGATGGTTGTGTATATGTGCCAAGATTTATTTCTGGTATTCTTGCAGAATTGCAGAAAAAAGCAGCCTTGGGATATTTTGCCAAAGTAAACTCAAATCCAACAGGAGATAAGAAATTTCTATTTTGTATTTGACTAGCAAATGGACTTGTCATTAGTTGTCATTTAATTTTAAAATGGTTTCATACCATTGCTCACTCATACCCATTATTACACTCTTTGCCATTTCTTCATTCTCAGCATATCCTTCATCTATAAGATACTTAGTAATGAACTCTTGACGTTCAAATGCTTCTTTAAATTGTCTTGGAGTTGGTTTCATTTCTTTAGTCAGAACCGTATATTTATTTAGACAAAAAAAGAGGGGTGTTAAACCCCTCTTTAACTATTGTGGTAGATCTATCCCACTTTCTTTTTTAGGTGTAGGAATACCATCTCCAACTTCTTTACCAAAGAGTTGTGGTAAGAAACCTTCCCACTCATATGGTGCTTTACCATTTAACCTCATCTTAAGAAATGCATACTGACATACAAGATTGTCAAGTTCATCAAATCTGTCCTTTGCATTTTGACGTTGTTTTATGACTGCTTCTTCAGTTTCACAACCTTTAGTATATCCTATAAGTTGTGTTGTCTCAAGATCATTTTCATCTTGTACAAACTTTTTCATATGAGTCATGAAAGCATCTTTGATGTAATCATCCTCTTTAGTACATAGAACTATTGGGTTCGTAATGGCATCATTACCATACTCTAGGTCTATATCTAAGAAATCGTATGCCTCTTTCTTTGCTGCTGAACCTGTTGATATGTGTCTAACATTAGTTACTTCAGATTCAACTAGAATAGATGCAGCAATTTTATCAACATCTTTAACCTTGAACTGATGATTAGAACGATTAACCCATTCTTTAATAGGTTCAATAGTGTCTATGACATTACCCTTTGCAGCTTCTCTTTTTGTCCATCTAACACCTGTGGTGATAAAGTCTTGACGAGATGCTTCATCTGATTTAGGGTGATCATTTGCACTTAATTGGACGTGATCTTTAACATTTTGAAAGTCATAACCTTCTTTAAGATCATATAACCATACAGGTGCTGTAATTTCTCCCATATCTTGAAGTTTAATCCACCTGTTAAATCCATCCCAAAGATAATAATCTCCTTTATATAACACAATTATCAAAGGTCTTTGTGTTACATCCCAACCTTTTTCAAGATCTTTTGCTTTAAGTTTAGTACCACCTGCACGAGCATCATTATCTTCTTCATTAACATCTATTAATGTCATATCAAAGATAGTAAATCTACCATTTTCTAATCCCCAGAAAGATGGAGGATTTTTAATGATTGCTGCAAAGATTTCATTTTCTACTACTGGTTGCCAGTTGCCGTTAGTAAAAGGAATTAATGTTCTAATGCTTGAAGTTGATA